GCTATGACGAGATTGAGAGCCGAAACGTAGACAAGCTCGTCGACGATGCGGCTGCAACTGCATCCGATTACGATGTGGCCTTGGTGGTTCACGCAAAGTATCGAGACGAGTTCCGTTGTGGCTCGTTCGTCAACAACGACTGGTACTACTATGTGGGACACATCTGGAAGAACTCTGAGAAGGGTGTGGAGCTCTTGAAGCGTCTCTCCTCGGATGTAGCCAAGGTGTTCTTGGAGAAGTCTCTGATTGAAGGAGAACGACTCAAGCACGTAGCCTGTCAGCACAAAGAACCCGACCCCGAGTGCGATGGCTGTAAATCCGAGAAGAAGATGAAGCAGTATTCAGCGGTTCGATTGAAGCTCAAGAGCAACGCCTTCAAGAACAACATCATGCGTGAGTGCCAAGTGCTGTTCCACGACGCAGAGTTTGCCAAGAAGCTCGATGATAACAAGCACATCATCGCCTTCAACAATGGAATGTTCGACACATTGACCCAGACCTTCCGTGAGGGTCGACCCGACGATTATGTCAGCATGTGCACGAACATCGACTACAAGCCCGACATGAAGTACAATGAATTCACCTGCTGGAAAGACCTTAAGACCTTCCTTGAACAAATCTTACCCATTCCCAGTGTTCGTATGTTCTTCCTGAAGCATCTTGCAACCTGTATCTCGGGTGTCTTCCAACCTCGGTTCATGATTATGACGGGTAACGGTTCGAACGGCAAGTCGATGTTGTTGAACTTGATGGCGACCGCGATGGGTGACTACTGCTACAAGGTGAATGTCGCGATGTTCACACAGAAGCGTAACAAGGCAGGTGCGGCTGCTCCAGAGTTGATTCGCATGAAGGGTCGTCGCTTCGTGATGATGTCCGAGCCTGATGAAGGAGAACCCTTATCTACAGGTGTTCTTAAGGAGTTGACCAGCTGCGAGAAGGTCTCTGGACGCGACTTGTTTGCGGGTTCCAAGCAGATTGTAGAGTTCGATGTTCAAGCCAAGATGCACTTGGCGTGTAACGAGAAGCCGCCTGTCAATACGAGCGATGGAGGCACTTGGCGACGATTGAAGGTGGTTCACTTTCCGTCCAAGTTCGTAATGAACCCACAAGGACCGAACCAGTACATGGTGGATGAGACGATTCAGCAAAAGGTGTTGTCGACCGAGTGGGCGACCTGCTTCATGAGCTACCTGGTTCACCTCTACACCGAAGGCAAAGGACTTGGAAAGTTGTCTCCACCTCCCGAAGTGGATGCGTACACTAACGAGTACCAGGACGACTCGGACATCATTGCTCGATTCATTCGCGAGTATGCGCATACTGACGAACTGATTGAGGGAAATACGGTGTCATGGAATGATGTGTCGGCTACCTTCCAGGAGTGGAAGCGTCAGAACGAGTTGATGTATCGTGGAAGTGTCACGGATTTGAGGAAGCGATTGGAGGAACGATTCGGTAAGTACCCTAGGAACGGATGGACCGCCTTCCGTTTCGGCGGCGTTTAGCGGGTCTCTTCTCCTTACGGTAGGTGCGACGTCCACCTCGAACACCATCGGTAGTGTTGGCAAGAGGAATGGTCTGTTTGGCTTGACTTAACTCGGTGTTGGCAGCACTCAACTCTCCTTCAAGGCGAGTGACCTCTTCTTTTGCTTTAGTCAGTGCAGCTTGTGCGGAATCCACTTTGGCCTGTGCAGCTGCGACAGGGTCTGCGGGCTTAAAGGGCGATGTAAACGAAGAGAAGAAACTCATTATTCTATTGAACTATTTTTCCTTCTTACGCTCGAGTGGCGCCAATCTTGGAAAGGTAGTAGGTGCGGAGGACGCCAATCGCGTAGACGACGATGGCGAAGGAAATCATGAGCTGAATGGTGGCGGCCAAGAGCTCGCCGGTCTTGAGGGTGACACCACCGACGACCACGACGGATTCAGACAAGCCCTTGCTTCCAAGAGGGGCGAGGAGAGGGGCGATGATGCCGTCCGTGAGTGCGGAGAAGAAACGAGACACCACTGAACCGAGGTAGACTGCTGCCGTGAGAATGATGATATCCTTTGTGTCTAACATTTTGTTTAGAAGCACGGATAATCTTTTGGAGGTAAGTGAACAATGGATACCCGATTCTGGGGGCCTTCGGGATGGCAATTATTTCACTTAATTGCCTTTCACTCGGCTTCACCTCGAGAAGTATTGGACGATATGAAGGATGTCTTGCCGTGTGCGTTTTGCCGCGCCTCGACGGCCGAGTTTGTGAAAGCACACCCTCCCTCCAAACCCTATGGGCGGTGGCTCTACGACCTGCACAATAAGGTCAATGCAAAGCTTCGGCGGCAGTGTTCGGACGACCCCTCGGTGATTTGTCCCGAGGCAGACCCCGAGTTTGAAGAAGTGAAACGGCAGTATGAAGCCATGAAACCCATCGCAGTGCCTGGACGAGACTTCTTGATGGCGATTGCGTATAACTTTCCAGCCGAACCCGAGCCGAAAGATATGTCGATTCAACGCGAGTTCATTCATCATTTAGCCGACGCGTATCCCTTTGAAAACTTCCGTAGTGTGTTTCAATCCTATCTCAAAGCACATGAACCGGTCTTGAAAAGTCAAAAAACCTATACACGATGGATGTATGGGCTTCTTCACGAGTTATCGAGCGTTGCAAAGGTTCCAATGAAGAGTTATCGTGGCTACATGGCCCATTTGGCGTATTACAAGAGCGGTTGCTCGCGTAAGACATACAAGGGAAAAACCTGTAGGCGTCTAGGAGGTGGAAAGTATACGAAGCAACGAGACCACAAAATGACACGCCGTGTCACCCATAAATCCTTATTGTAGTTACTTCTTCTTGTCTTTCAAGGCTTCTAGTTGGCGCACATGTTTCGCAGAGTAACATGTGTCCTTACCTTTGGCCTTGTCTTTTGCGGATTTCTTGGTTTCTTTACGAGTTTTAGGGTCTTGGTCCATGGGGAAGTCTAATCTTTAGTACAACTTAAGTCCGTTTTTCTTGGACTTGCGGGTCTTGCGTCCACCCCTTCGGACTTGCATGGGTGGGAATGACACTTTACCATTTTCATCCTCTTCAACTCCACCACGGCGAGAACGACGACGACCCCCAGACAATGGGGCCGCAGTGCTTGCAATACCGCCACCACGCATGGTCTTCTTGTAGGTCTTTGCAGCCATCTTCAAGACCGCGGAGAGGGGCTTACCCTTGTTGGCTCGCATGGTCTTCTTGACATGGGACATCCATGCACTTCGCTTCTTGCCGCCTTCTTGCATGTCTTCAGTCTTATTCATTTTGTTTAGTAGGTAGGAAAGATTCTGAACGCAGTGCTTCAGGTTTTTCGTGGAAGCCACCCCTACTCGAATCGAACAAATTCCACTGGCATCCCAACGCCAAGGGTTTATCCTTGCGAACATTCACCGTTCGAAGTTCGGCGTCCGGTGCGACCATCACTAGGTGGTCACGAGTGAAGCGAATCAACTCCTTTTCATCGCGTGAATGAAGGGCTTGTTGATAGGTGAGACGACGCAATCCAGACTCAGTCCAGGACAAATTCACCAAGTCATCGAGGTCGGTTCCCTGTGTGCCTCCCGAGACAATCAAGACCTTATCCTTCAAGCTATCGAGAGGAACGGTGGCCAAGTTCTTGGTTGTGGAGATCAATCGACGACGGACTGTAGTCATCAGATGTTCAGCCATACGATTCAAGACCAGGGTTTTGGTCGTATGTGGCACAATCGAGAAGATGAAGGGGTCATTGGAGGGGAACGCATCGTTTGCAATGAGGATACAGACCTGTTCAAAGGTGATGTTATCGGTCGCATAGTCGTATCCGTCATTTTGCGGTTGTCGCGCAACGACTGGATGGTCTTGTTCGTCTGAATACACATGGACTTCCAAGAGACGCACTCCTCGAGCCAATGCAGACGGAATGTCTTCAAAGACAGACCCAGGCACATAGTAATCACAGAGTCGTTTGCGAGTCATCAAGACGGGTTGGACTCCAAGGGATTCATCTTGTAAGAGGTATCCAATGAAGACAAGTAAAAGCACGACCAAGAGCCATTCCATTATTCTTTTGCGGATGATTCTTTCTTGGGCATCGTGAACAATAGATTGCGAAAGAGATTGACTACCTCATCCGGCATGGATTGATTCATAGGCAAGTTCATCAAGCAAGCGTAGTGGAAATACAAGCAATACATTCCACATTCAGAATCCTTGTATTGGTGTCGTGTCTTGTTGTAGGTCATCTTCATAGGCTTTGAATGAATGCCAGTGGAATCCCATTGGTCTTTCCATCGTTTCATCAATATTTTGATTTCCTTCTCGGGTTGAGCTGCGTAGGAATCGAAATAGGTCACACGAGGAAACTCCAACTCGGGGCGGACATCGCAAAACACCGCAACCCAATGTTGACCGGGACCATCGTGTGGGTCTGTGTTGATGACAATGCCAAACTGCTGCTTTCCTTTGTCGTAGAGGGATTTGAGTTTCATGGAACACAAGGCAGAGACCAAGCACTTTTGCGTTTCGGACTTCAAGTCAAAGTCGATGGGTACGGTGCCAATGTAATGGTAATCCGCAAAGAGTTCGGTATAGTTACGCTCGACGGCATCAATGTCATCGGACGAGAGCCATTCATATCGGTTCAAGGACCATTCTTTGGGTGCCTTGGGTCTGCGTAAGAGACTGGACACGATACATTCAGCTCGACCGGTCTTACACTTTTCACGAAAGCGGTCTTGAAGTGAGCGCCATATGTCCTCTGTGGACTCCTTTGCGATAGGGGCTTCACGCGGATGTTCCTTGTTGTAGACTTGACGTAGCCGTTCGATTTCGTCTTCATCAAAGACAGACATCCCTTGTTCAAAACGGACACTTTTAAACAAGGCACTGAACCCTTATATGGAGACTCTTAAACCGATTCTTAGCCGTTACTTGGAAGTCAACAAGCAACTCGCAGACGTAAACACTCGCGCCAAAGACCTTCGCGAACATCGACAAACGCTTGAGTTGGATTTAGCCGCTGCGTATACTGAATCTACATCATTGCCCGCAAAGATTGAACTGAATGCGTCGAAGATGGTCTTTCAAGTGAAGAAACCAGGGGAATGGAAAAAGGGGTGGTCGCTTTCGAAGAAGCAACTTCAGAACTACTTAGTTGAGATTCTTCCCGAACATGGGGAAGATGTAATGAAAGAGATTATGCGTCGTCATGAACGCACGTTGGTTGCGGATGAATATTCGTTTGAATTGAAAGCATTACTTGAGTGAGATGTAGGTTCGTGTAGGGGGTGCTTTCTGTGCTTCTCGAACTTGTCGGAGCATCTCTTGCAGGTGTTGAAGGTCTTTTTCCAATGTTTGAAGATTCGTTTCTACCATGAACCCTGTATGGATTCTCGCGATACATGGCGTCATCTCTCGATGCGCACGAACAACACGGGCAGTCAGAGTCACTAAAGCTTTTTCCATGAATGTATGATGTTGTCGCAAGATATTTTTAAACTAGAAAACGGACCTTCATGAAGTAAGGTATAGACTATAATGGAATCCTATTGTCCTTACAACTCCGCCAATCGCCCATTCACTGAACGTGATATCCACAAGCTCCTTCATAAACACGGTTTGCCACACTACAGAGCACAGAATGTGCGAGTGTTTCAGACTGCAATGGTCCACACAACCTATGTCCGACGAACGGACTACACAACTCCGGATGGAACCCCTGCACAACTTGCACCCTGTCCAAATGGGGTCATGCCGCTTCAAGATGAATCCTATGAATGTTTAGAGTTTGAAGGTGATTCAGTCTTGGGTGTCTGTGTAGCGACGTATCTTCGCAAGAAGTATCCTGAAAAGAAGCAGGGGTTCTTAACCGATGCGCGTAAGGTGTTGGTGAATAACGAATGTATTGGTCAGCTCTCCAAGACAATTGGTCTCGACAAGTTCTATGTGATTTCCCGTCACAATGAAGAATCTCCCGCCATTGCAGGACGCAGTAACACCAAGAAACTAGGGGATATCTTTGAAGCCTTTATTGGTGCGTTGTGGACCGACTGTGGGAATCGGTTTCATATTGTGTATACCTTTGTAACCTCTGTGATGGAGGCATACCTAGACATTGAAGAAGTGATTCATGAGACGACAAATTACAAAGACTTGTTTCAGAAGCATTGTCAGCGTGAATTGAAGTTAACACCGACCTACGAGATGTTATCGAACGACCCAAAGAAGAATGAAATCCGAGTTGCAGTGTGTGATGCGAATGGAAAGCACATAGCCTATGGACACGGAAGTACACGCAAAAAAGCCGAACAGTTAGCGGCTAAACAGGCACTTTCAATTTCTGTGTAGTCAAGCGTCCCTTGCGATAGCGTTTCATTGTACGACCTCGTGTCTGTAAGACTGACTTGGTACAAATCCCAATCGCTGCGGATTCCTTATTCGATCCCTTACGAGCCTTGACCGTTTTTCGCACGGTCTTGACACATTTATCGAATTTGGTCGACATACGACTCCCACCTCGTCGAGGACCAAGCTTTGTCAGCGCTGCAATGTCTTGGACTTTCTTTCGTAACTCATCCACTTCTTCATCACAGACTGCAATGTCTTTACGAAGTTCAACCACTTCTTGATTTGAAACGGAAGGAGTCACATACATGGACTTAGGCAATGACTTGGGTGGTTCTACAGGAGGAGGAGGTGGGATCACAGGAGGGGCAACCACAGGGGCAACCACAGGGGCAACCACAGGGGCAACCACAGGGGCAACCACTTTTACCTTTCGAGTTTTCTTCGGCTTCGAGTTGACCTTTCGTGTCTTTTTGACCTTGACTGGAACCACAGGAACTACCGGGACCATCACAGGAGCCACATACGAAGGGCTAAATGCAACGGGTATGATTTTACGCAGATTGGCAGAGAAGTCTGCGTCATTCTGTGATAGAATACCTACGAACGCAGTTAAGAACCGGTCGACTAGTTCTTTGGTAATCAGACCATCGTATTCAGAGGTTCCTATCAATGCCAAGGTATCCCATGACCGAGTTAAAATCAAGTGTAGTTTCTGTTTTCCTTCTTTCGTGGTTCGTTTCACGAGACCTTTAAAGTAGTCTGTATTATTGAGAATGGGTAGAATGAACTTATACTCACCTCGTCCCTTCAGACCTTTTGTGCGTTTGGCCCACTCGAAATAGTCCTTGACCTTTTTCTCGTCGCGGCTGTCAAAGGCTCGCCCCCAATCGTGTGCGACCAGACGACCATTCATCAACGCAATGTTTGCGGCATGTAAATCCGTATGCATGAGTCCGTATTCGTTGAGATAACTCATTGCCAGTGCAAGGTTCGCCATCGCACCTGGAAACTTGGTCTTGTAGTCAGGATGGTCCATAAATCGATAAAAGTCCTTCCCTTGTTTAGGCGTGATGAGATTGACCAGTGGACCGCTACCAAGGTCTTTGACTCTACAGGATTGTTGTTCGTCTTCCGGCTTGAATTTAGGGGTACACGAATCCGTCGCAAGGTTCACAAACTCTCGAATGCGTGGGAAAACAGGTTGAATATCATTGATCACTTTCTGAACCAGTGCTTGCTTTTCGCGTTCTCCGGAACTAGCCGAGACAATGCGTGACACTTTGTTTTGGACGTTCATTCCTGGAGTAGGAGGGTCACAACTCACCGGAGGGTCATACACACAGGTATCTGCGCCGCTGGCAAGAAACTTACCACCATACATTGTATTTATGGAACACTTTGTTGCGCGGACGCTGAAGTAGAATTTATCCTCCGAGAATATAAACATACATGGGTGGTGGTCTTCTTCAACTCGTTGCCTATGGTGCACAAGATGCGTATATCACTGGAAATCCTCACATCACCTTTTGGAAGGTGTTGTTCAAGCGTCATACCAACTTTGCCGTGGAGGCGTTTCGCGTCAACTTCACAGGTATGCCCACTTACGGACAACGCGTCGTAGCGATTGTCAACCGTAATGCAGACTTGATCTGGAAGACCTATGTCGAGGTCACATTGCCTGCAACGGACGCATCTGCAGCACTAAAGTGGACCGGAGGTGCGCAACGTCGTCTCGGATATCTCTTGCTCAAGCAAATTGAGGTCGAGATTGGTGGACAAATCATTGACCGTCACTACGGTGAGTGGCTCTACCTGTGGGAAACTTTGACCGCCAACTTTGACACATCGGTTAAGTTGGACAACATGGTGGGAGGTCCCTACGACAGTTTTGATACTTCAGCAACATCGTGCCAGGGTCGCCCTGATGTCTTGTATGTGCCTCTCCAGTTCTGGTTCAACCGTAACCCAGGTCTTGCACTTCCATTGATTGCACTCCAATACCACGAGGTGCGATTCAACATCACTCTCGAGGATACTATCAACCTCGTAGAAGCTGCAGGTTCATCGGGCGCTCAACTCGCCACAGCCGCAGCCGCCCTCCCTGCACTCAAGGACATGGCACTCTACATCGACTATGTCTACTTGGATGTCGAGGAGCGCCGACGATTTGCCCAGGCAAGCCATGAGTACTTGATTGAGCAACTTCAGTACTCTGGTCAGCAAACCATTACAACCTCTTCTGGACGCATTGACTTGACCTTGAATCACCCAGTCAAGGAGCTTATTTGGGTCTTCCAAGATGCACGTAAGGTAGATTGCTCTCTTCCAGACGGAACTTCTCTTTTCACTCGCCCGTTCACCTATGATGATATCGTCAACCGTGCTCGTCTCCAACTCAACGGACAGGACCGATTCGATGAGCGATATGGTGACTATTTCTGGAAGGTCCAACCTTACCAACACCACACAGGTGGTGCATTCAACCGAGTGGTCAATACCACCAATACGCTACCCATCTCACTTCCTAACCCAATCAATATGTATTCCTTTGCCATCAGCCCCGAGGAGCACCAACCATCCGGTACTTGCAACTTCTCTCGCATTGATACCGCCACTTTGGTCTACGACAGCAAGATTGGTTCTGCAGGTACATTCCCAAGCAAGGCCTACCCCTACAACTTCCGCATGTATGCCGTCAACTACAACATCTTCCGTATCATGAGCGGTATGGGCGGTCTGGCTTACAGCAACTAAATGTCCTAATAGTATATGACACATTGGGGATACCATCTGATTTTGAACGGACGCAACTGCATTCCTGCTTCGATTCGCTCTGCGAAACATATTGGTGTCTTCACCTCTACACTTGTCAACCGAATTGATATGGTCGCTTACGGAAAACCTGAAATCGTGATGTTCGGAACCGGTAATAAGAAAGGATTTACCTTAGTTCAATTGATTGAGACCTCCAACATTTGTGCACATTTCGTAGAGGAATCCGATGATCTCTATCTCGATGTCTTTTCATGCAAGCCTTTCGATGAAAAGGTTGTCAAAAAGGTGGTCGATGATTTCTTCTCACCGGCTACGATGGATACCAAACTCATTCTTCGTGACGCATCCACTCGCATGCAATAAATCACACCTTTACATAAATGGGCATTCCACGTGTGTATTGGTATGTGCTCTTAATCGTCTTATTAGAGACACTCGCCATGAGTTGTTTCAAGCGTAGTATTGACAACTCTGCCTTTTTCGCAGTCGGTGTGTTGTTCTATGCAGCTGTTGGGTACCTGTTGCGATTGACAATGAATAATACAGGTATGGCAATGACGAACGCACTGTGGTCTGGAATGTCCGTGATGGCGACGACCACGGTCGGTATCTTGCTGTTCAAAGAATCCATACATTTCCACGACTTACTTGCCATTGCACTCATTGTGAGCGGCGTGATGATTTTGAAAGTAACCGACTAAGGTCCACTGCAGTATTCGGAGAACACTTTCCAATCCCCAAGGTTTGTTGCATCATGACCGGTGCAGGACCCGACGAGCATGTGACATGTTCATAGCCCAACGAATGACCCATTTCATGGCTGACCATGTATTGCCGATAGCGTTCCAAGGGCAACTTCGACGGTGCTGCACCTTCCATCCATCGCTTTGAATTCAACCAAATCTCGTTTCCACCTAACGTCGCACATGAAAGTGTATCATCCCCACAGCCTTTCTTCAAAGTATGTGGTGACGATAACCGAATGGTTTTTCCCTTTCCAACCACAAAGGTATGAAGTTGTGCCCATCCCTCGGGGTCCGCTAAATAGATTGCGACTTCTTCTGCAAATTGACGCGGGTCATAGTCGACATCCGAATCGACTGACGTCGTATATCGAATCAGTCCCATTATGTAAAAAACAGGAAACTCTTTACATGAAGTAGTTAGGGTCCAATTGGATGGCAAGGTTCTCAAGAATCAACTGCGCGAACAAGGGGGAGATGTGACTTTGATGGACGATACGAACGCGAACTCGCTCGTTCTCCATACAGACCCGAAAGGCCACTTGTTTTTGTGGGTTGACACACGCAGTCACTGCGACGGTGTGTGCATTACCGTCTTCGATAACTTCTGCTTTATAATGACCTCCGAGGTCCATGTCCTGAATCATGTCGTCAACTGCGTTGTGGATGCTATACATTGTGAATACAGGGAAAAACGACGCAGAGGTCGAATTCCGTTTTGAAGACTTAGCGGGAGTCTCGGTCGAAGAGAACACGGCATTCGACGTTGCAGAAGTATGCGTCGCACGGTGTCGAGCAATACAAGCACTGAATCCGTGGAATCCTGCTTCGTGCTTGACGTCCACGGACCACTGCTTGGATCTTGATGGCTGCAGCGTTCCTGCGAGCCTTGTAGGCAAGCACATAGTTCCAGATGGAGACGCTCATTCCAATCTCTGCGCACTTCTTTGCGATGGGCTTGAATGCCTTTCGCCAGACGGCTTGTGCTTCGGCAAGTTCCTTGGCTTCTCGTTCTGCCTTCTCTGCCCAGAAAGCTTGTACCTTCTCGGTGTTACGAAGCTTTGTGTCCAGTGCAATCCAGTCTTCGATATTGTCGCCGTATTTCCACGGCTCTGCCACCATGTCGCAGTAGAGCTCGTACTCGACATCCACCACCTTGTGAGGAACTTCATTCAGCAGTGGCTGTGTAAAGTTCATCGCAATATCTCCCCACGGACGCGTGTCCATACCCCAGTTCATGACGGCGGGATGCCCTAAGCTTGTGATTTTCTCCACAAACAGATTGTCTCCCCTGGATACCCCTCGAGGTAGCACAGAGTTCACCTTTTTACGTGTGTCGACTCCAACACGGGCCTTTGCGGGTACCAGCCGATATATGGTCTTGTTAGCCATGGAGGTAGCTTTGGCTGACGAAAATGAATCCGTTTTTGAAAGTTGGTCCATAGGGTTCCTCTTGGGTCAAGTTTCGACCTCTTTTTTGGGTCCGATTTGGGCTTCCCTTGACTTTGCTCTTGCCAACTTTTCAAAACGGATTCGTGCTGTTCAGACATACTAACCTCCCCCTCCTAATCTACAATGTCTCTCAAACAACTCATCATCTCAGCCATTATCAAAGTCTCCGAGGAGAACCCTCTCCTCAACCACGCGGATGCCAAGACCGCCATCGAATCTCGCGACCAGTTCATCCAACTCCTGATGAATGAACTGTTCCCCGAAGCCGAACTCGAAACCACTCACATTACCGTTCCAGTTGTCCCTGTTCCAGCACCTGCGCCCGTGGCTACGGAAGTGCCTGCAGAAGTGCCTACACCCACCAAGAAGCGTGGACCCATGACCGAAGAAGCCAAAGCTGCAATGAAGGCCAAGAAGGCTGCGAATGCCGCTGCCAAGGCTGAAACCCCTGTTCCTGTTGTCGTGGAAGCTCCTGCGCCCGTGGCTACGGAAGCACCTGCAGAAGTGCCTACACCCACCAAGAAGCGTGGACCCATGACCGAAGAAGCCAAAGCTGCAATGAAGGCCAAGAAGGCTGCGAATGCCGCTGCCAAGGCTGAAACTCCTGTCGAAGCTCCTGCTCCAGTTGTCGTTGCTCCGGTTGAAGCTCCTGCCAAGGAGAAGAAGCCCAGAAAGAAGGCCGCAGTTCCCGAGAACGCCAACCTCGCTAAAATCGACCCAACCTGGCGCAAGCATCTCAAAGCCGCAGACAAGGAGCATGCAAAGGAACTCGAACCACAGCTCCTCGAGTACGTGAACAGCCTCTCCAACGAGGAGTTCCACGCCAAGACCACAGAAGCTCATGTAGCCGACTTCGTAGCCTCACGCTCCGATGGCAAGGTCCTTACCGAGCTCACAGAGGTGGACTTCGAAGGCAAGACCTACCTCGTCAACCCCGAGACCAAACGAGTCTACGAGGGTGAAGGAGTCTACAACGAATCCACACAGGAGTGGACCAACATGAAGCCAGTCGGATATGTTGGAATGGCTGCCTTCGCAGAGATGAAGATGGAGTAACTTCACTCAACCTTTTTTTACACTCGTTGTACTATAAATATAGATCCACCTTGACCTGTGGAGCCTCCGGAAGCGTAGTCTGTAGTACTACCAAACTTCGTCACATAGTCGGTATGCGCATAACCAGAACCGCCACCACCACCAGCGCCTACAGCTACTGATTTATATTGATCTGCTGCCGCGGTTTCATTGCCAGTTGCTACAATATATGCATGACCTCCACTACCACCATAATATCCTGCACCACCACCACCACCACAAGCTCCCGCAAACCAATATATACGTGCTCCAGTTCCTCCTGCATTAGCATTACCACTAGTTGGTCTAAAACTAGCTACATCTGCTGGATAACTTATACGTTCTCCATAATCACTTGTCATCAAAGATGGACTTCCTGTGGAAGTAAACGTTCCACCAATATTGACAACATTTGCAGCACTGTTAATGATAATTCCCGGACCACTAAGTCCTCCAGGTTGTCCTTCATGTGCATAAACGTTAATAGTTCCATTATTGACTTTCATTGAAGATGTTGTTGAAGTCGAAGCACCGCCAAAAGCTCCACCATTATCTGAGTTACCTGAACCACCACTTCCTCCACTAGCATGAATTCCAGCAACCTTTTTGCCAGTTTGACCACCAGTAATTGCAAGATTAGCTGTACCTCCTCCACAACCACCACCACCTCCTGCCCAAACTGGAATGTATGCTGCACCTGGATAGTGAATTAATGTATAACCTCCTCCGCCACCGGAATAAACACTACCACTGAACGATCGTCCATTTCCTCCAGGTCCTGGATGGGCTCCACTTGAAGCACTACCACCAGCGCCTATTAGATAATCAAAAGTTGTTCTTGCAGAATTTGTTGTAACGGTTGTCATTCCACCAGCACCTCCTATTGCACCTGTTGAAAATACATCACCGTCTTGTGCTGAGGCTGCTCCACCACCACCACCGGCTATTGCACGTAGAAGATAAATAGCAGCATTAGTAAATGTAACATTAGTCCATGCGTTTACAGGAGTTTTATTATAGAAAAATTGTAGTCCCGTTGAAATACCTCCAAAATGAGAACCATCTTTTGATCTTACTTTAAACGTTTTAACAGAGTTTGTGTAATCTGTAATTCTAATACTATAAGAGGTGGTCGCGACATCTTCAATCACAGTGTCATTGATAAGAATTCTATAACCAGTAGCGTTTGTTACAGCCCCCCAATTAGCTTGCACTGTTTCAGTGTTTCGAAGAGGTAAACTAGTAAAATTTGTTAGAACTGGTGCGGCTAAGGATGGAACAACTGCAGTAGCACTGGTTGTAGTGGCACTTGAACCTGCATAGAAAGATTCTACAACTGCATAATACATATCACTATATAGAATCGCTGTATTTCCAGTTACACTAAATGTAGTTGATCCTACAGAGGTATTAGAAGTTATAATAGCGTGGTCAGATGCCCTATGCAAATACCAAGCATAACTGGTAGGAGTTGTAACCGTTGAAGAATTGTGAGTCCAAGTAATAGTCCAATTAGTAGTACTTGTAATTGATAATGTAACTGTCGGATTATTGGGTAATCCATAAGCAGTTGTATTTGAGATGGCTAAGCTTTTCCGTCCATTTGTAGTATTGGATAAATAAGTAGATACATAATAATTAGTGTTTCGAGACCAACCAGGTATGGTATACCAAATATTATTCGCAACATTCGACCAACTGAGTGTATTACTCGTTCCTGGACTTGTCCCAATTGCAATGAAAAAACTTCCAGTTACACCTCCCGGCGTAGAGAGTGATGGATTAATCTGATTACCAGCAGATAATTGTATACTAGGCGTATTTGGAGTAGTTATAAACAATGAAGCCCCTGAAAGGTCACGCTGTAGACTCAATGGAAGTGCGCGCACAGTTGGAGCTACAAACACAGGTGCCGCAGTCACCGACGGATTATAGGCTCTTCCAACCAATGAAGACAATGCAACATTTGAGGTTCCCAATCCAAACACTTGAGCTACTGCATTTGAACTCGCATTACTTAAGAACTGAACGTTCCCAGATGGGACAACGTTCCCCGACATTTACTCTTTGTTCTCCATTTTTTCAAGTCGTTCGGAAACGTCTTTCAGAGCTTCGATTAAGACGCCTACCATGTTTCCATAGGAGACACTTTTAAGTCCCTCTGAATCGGTATGAACGACTTCTGGAAGAACTGTTTCTACTTCTTGTGCGATTACACCGACTGTCTGTTTCATTTGTCCGATACGAGTGAAATAGACACCACGAAGCCCTTTCACAATGTCCAACGCATTGGAAATGGTTTGAATGTCTGTCTTGGTGCGTTGATCTGAAGTAGCGATGAAATCAACTCCTGTACAGGTTCCAGCATTAATAACTAAACTATTAATCGTATTTGTACTGGTAGGTGCAGTGATTGCACCGCAATTCAATGTTCCACCCACAGTCAAATTACCTATAACACTTGCAGAGCCATCGACTTGAAGTATTGGAGTAGGGTTTGCAGTAATTGCTGTTAATCCATTGGAATTGACTAGTATTCCGTTAGCGGTCTTAAATCGATACTCGTTCGCAGTCAAAATATCATTGTAAGGTTGAATGGTCGTACTCAAATACGATAAGGTGGAACCACTAAATTGAAGAGTTAATGAACTTGAAGCCTGTGTAGTGACATAGAGGTTTAGAATTACACTAGAGCTATACGTGCGAGTCGGAACAAAGAGTGAAGCCGTATACAATTGCAAAGGCGAAGATAGATTGACAAGTGTTCCAGTCGAACCAGTTACCACAACGGTGCTTCCATCCATAATTTCAAAGTAAAAACTTGCAGGGCTTGCCGGAAGTCCTACGGTAGCATAGAGACCGAGAATCCATTCACCCGTAATAGAAGACAAAGACGGATATCGTGCGGGTAGAGAAAAACTCACAACTTTAGCATTGGTCCTACTCGCCGGAACAATAATAGTTCCAGTAGCTGTACGCGGGTCAAATTCGGTGGATAGGGTCCCACCTGTAAGTGTAGTAGACGCATACGTAGACTCGCTTTTAGCGGTTAATTGACGAACTCTGCCGCCACTTAAATTTTCAGATACATAGACGACTTCATTCGAAGTTACTGCAATTGAGTTGAGTCCAGCGAAACTTGCACTGGCTCCTACTCCGTCTGCACTTCCGGAAGTAGCGGAACCGGCGACTGTGGTCACTTCACCTGTAGAAATAACAATTTTGCGGACACTATAATTGTCGGTCACATACAAAGTAGTTCCTGTCGTATTAATCGTGATTTTATTTGGATTATTAAAAGTAGCCAGCACGCCGATTCCGTCGCTATTACCTTGCACCCCACTTCCTGCCAATACAGACGCTACACCCGATGAAGTGACCCTGCGGATGCGCTGATTGTTCAGATCAGCTACATATAAAGTACCGGCAGAATCAATGGCGATTCCAGTAGGAGAATTGAACAATACTTGAGTCCCAACTCCGTTTCCATAAGCACCTGAACCACCTAAAGCTCCTCCAGCGAAAGTTGTAATGACACCCGCGGGTGTGGTTTTCTGAATCGAATGTGCATTCGTATTCACTGTGTATAGATTACCCGAAGAATCTATCGTAATTCCACCAGAATTAACTTGTAAACTTGACGGAAATGTAGTAACGTCTCCACTAGGTGTTATCTTACGGATTTTTTCACCCGTCCCTCCATCGAGTCCATTCCCCGTATTTGATTGAACCTCGCAGTTGTTGCATTTCCATCGGCCGAGCCTGCAGATACCGACGAACCAGCCAGTAATGTAGTTGTAACACCATCGGAAGTGATTTTTTGAATACGCCAGTTATCGGCTACATATACAAATCCTGCACTATCCACCGCAACTGCAGTGGATTGGGTATTAAAACCAGTTTTGAAGGTAGTCACTGTAAACCCTGCAGTTCCAGTTGAGTAATTCAATTGAAAGGTACGCCCTCTTGCACCACCTGCAAAATATTTCAAGCCATTAATATTGGTAAGGGATACATCCATAATATTCGCAGACGCAGCTGACAAGTTACTTGTAATGGTCGCATTCGCACCGTACAATCGTGCAGACGATGAAATATCGGACGTAGCTGTCAAGGTCAAAGTGCCAATATTACTGGCGATAGTCGCATTCGCACCGTACAATCGTGTAGACGATGAAATGTCAGATGTAGCCGTTAAGGTGAATGTCTTGATAGCTCCACTTACGTCAAACAACACACTAGGAGCTGTTGTACCAATTCCTACATTTCCATTTGAGGTGATTCGCATTCGTTCAAGTCCAGTAGTAGAGAATCCTAGGACATTAGTATCAGGTCGAAACATTCCAGTATTTGGATCAGAAAAGAATGAGTAGGCTGGAGTATTACTTGCACCATTTACATTGTAAATTGTAGTTGGATAAAAATCTTTACATCGAATTGGTCCACTTACATCTAGTAGAAAACTCGGATCTGATCGCCCAATCCCTACATTTCCAGCCGAGCTGATTCGCATTCGTTCAAGTCCAGAGGTAGTCCATGCAACCGTATTTGTAGCAGGACTGAACCAACCTGTGGATAGATCAGCCGTAAACGTATAGGGAGGCGCAGATGCACTTCCTATTTGTGATCGAAGAGTACCTCCTAAGCGAATGAATGAATTGACCGATAGATCTGTCATCGCAAACAGAGTTGGAGCACGAACCATTCCATTCGCACACACATCCGAACTCGCTGCGACAATCGCAGTTGAAAGTGTGTTGACGACTGACACGTTATTCGCCCAAACTCGTCCAGTGGATGAAATGTCGTTCTGTACGGTCATCGATGCAGCCTTCACATTGCTTGTAATCACAGAGTTCAACCCAAACAAGGTTGTAGCGGATGAAATGTCGGACGTAGCCGTCACGGTTGAAGTCGCAAGGTTGCTCGTAATCGTCGCATTGGGTACTTTGAGAAGTCGATTGATCGACACGTCCGTTGTCACCACCATGTTTGAAATCAAGGCAGTTCCATTGACGTCCAATACACTTGATGGAGTGGTTTGATTGATTCCAACCCATCCAGTTGAGTCTATGGTCATTCGTTCAACACCCGCAGTCACCACTCCGACTTTATTATTGATATTACTGATAGTTGGTCGATAGAAGAGACCTGCGCTGAGATCACTCGTAAAGGTGTAGGTAGGCGCAGCCACACTACCATTCAAAGTACGAATCGTACCACTCGTGAGTCTGAGTCCAGAAAGGTCTACTCGAACACGTTCAGTCTGATTGGTTGAAACTCCAACCGAATAGACACTAGGAAAAAACATTCCAGACGTGGTATCGGTTACATCCGCGAATGCAGGCGCAGCCAGTCCTCCTTGGGCTCGAAAGGAAGAGGCATTTGCAGTACCTATCACGGATAGATTGGATCCATTGAATGTAAGATTGGGGTTCGCAAACAATTCATTATTCTTATTGGTAAGACCTGTGATCACTCGAGTGCTTAATAGATTTTGGATCGTCATGAATGGAGGGCCTGTATTGCCCGTATTGCCTGTGGGTCCTGTATTGCCTGTGGGTCCTGTGGGTCCTTGTCTACCTGTGGGTCCTACGTTGAAATATGAAATACTGTTCCATCCGGTTAGACCATTCCCAATTTTGATACGATTCGATCCCGTAGTTTCGTATCCAATTTCTCCTTCTGCAAGAACGGGATTCAATGCAGACCAACGATCTACCGTATCACGACGAAGTTGAATCCTCCTAAGGAGTGCTTGGTTTGCCGCCATTGTAGTATACGGATAGAATTGCTTAAGCACTTCCAGCGTCAAACACTTGCTCTCCACTCGCGTCGATGAATGCAGTCACGGTTGTAAAGGCTCCAAGACTTAACTCGAACACTCCACCTCCAGACACATCGGTTGGATCGGTTCCGGTTCGAGGACATGTTATACAGTCTGTACTGAATGTTTGTGTGATTACGGTGCCAGGTACCGGTGACATGAATTCTCCCAACTGTCTTTGTTGGTTTGGAAGCATGCGTTGATCGCGTCCACTTTGAGCGGCCAAGACTTCGGTGTATTGTTTCAACAAGGAAGTATAGGCTCCGGCTCCATCTTGTTTGCGAAGAACTTTAGGCACATTCACTGTAAAGTCAAAGGAATCCACAGTAATTCCAGATGCATCTTGTGCAAACACTCGTGTTGAATAACGTCCAATCTGAGCAGGCTTGCCACTGATAACATTTGTCAATGGATTGAAGGTAAGACCTGGTGGAAGCTCTGCATTGGTTATGAAGAAATACACGTTTCCACTTATATTAGCCGCTCCGAGCTGGATTGAAACTGGAATGTATTGATACACTAAAAAGGATCGAAGACTTGGCGAAGAAATCAATGGACCTTCTCCAACTCTAAGGTCGAATGAAAGTGTAATGACAATGTTCGGAGAGTCTGGGCCCGTGGTGCGAAGGTACTGAGGACGTGTATAGGAAATGACCCGATCTATGTTCGACGGTAATGAAGGAATGCTTGAGTTACTCCATGCACTTGCAACGTTTGAAATAGAAGGCGATGAATAGACTCGAGGATTCGATGAAACATCTGTGCGAAACACATTCCAATTTGAACCATCGTAGTTCATAGAACCCAAGGGTAATGGAGCGATAAATGGAAGACTGGACGAGATGTCAAATGTGAAAGGAGTTGCGTTGTTCCAATTGATTCCATCCGTTGAGTATTTTAGTCTGAGTGTATAGACTTTGGCAAATACAGGGGGATTTGAAACGACGTCTACACCTGTCGCAACCCACGTATTGTCTGCATAGACGACTTCATATCCAAACATATTAAATGCCCCAATTGCGTTCGACCAATTTTCACCTTGATCATATGAATACTTGATCGTATCTGTATCTGTTGTAAAGATAGGGTCCGAATAGGCCGCTACATTATCGAAACTTTTATACCCACTGGATCCAGTGGCGATCCATATCCCTGGATTGTCCGTATTGAAATACGCAGTCTCCTTTGTAAACCCGCCTATGATAGCACTAGACCATGTCAGTCCATCATCTCTCGAGCGAAGCATGACAGGGCTACCTGCATCATCAGTCAATCCTCCTGCCATTAGGACATCACCACCGTATCCCAGTGCAATACCTCCTCGAAGATACGCATTTCCAACGTTTGAATTGCTGTCTCGTGTGAGCATATAGTTTCCACCCGATTCAAGCAAACTTAACAAGTCCCACGAATCTGCGTTGTTCTCCGAATGAATCACTGCGGCTCGTTTGATTGAATCGTCCATTGTGCGTAATCCAGAACACCACCATGTGGGATAGTCGGGTTTGAAGGCTAACGTTGAACACCAGTCTTGATCCGTTGTAATCGGAAGAAAGTCATCAATGGTTGAAGACCGATAGATGACATTGGAAGCGACTGCCACTACAAAGTTACCGTTCACATTGCTATTCTTAATCACAATATCAGATCCATTTCCACCAAACACTTTTGGATCTGCAGTCCAGGACACATCGTTGTATTTGTAAAATACAGGTCCTATCCATGCAAAACTTGTGCGATTAATTGATGGAACGGTTGTAAAGGTTCCAACCAGGGTATCCGTTACGTTGTTTGCAGAGCAACCGATGGTAAGTGTCCCGTTGGCAGGAAGAACTGTATTTGGAGGAATACTATCGGTCCAATTACCAGAAATCAGTCCGTTCGTAAAGTTGATCATGGGTCCATAATCTGGAGTCAGTGTAAAATGATCGACGTTGGCTCCACTATACGCTGTGCCTGTGACTTGAATTGAAATAGGATCTCCTGCAATGTACGAATACGACGATTGTGGGACTGTTAATAGAATGTTATCGGGAAACAGTGTATAACTGAAGTCTCGTGATGCAGATGCGTATCCAGTTGTAGGGGCCACTGAAAAATTACCAGAAATAGGCGTTGAACTCAAGGGTGTTCCAGAAACAACCCCTCCAGGATTGATGGAGACTCCAGTGGGACCACCCGAGGTTGTAAAGTTAATCACATTGCGTCCACTCAACGTCGTGACTGGAATCTGAAAGGGTGTGAACGGAATGTTCTGAATAAACGCAAAGTTGCTTGAAGCCACCGTTCCAAAGTCAAATACATCGTTCAAGATTTCAATCTTGATGTTCCGACTTGCCGTCGCAGGTGACCCTGTTACAGTTGCATTGACTGAAAGAGTCGTAAGTGGAAGGACAGAGGTAGGGATTCCAACAAGGGTTCCATTGGACAATGAAAGTCCCGTACCTGCCAATCCAGGAGCCGATAAGACTACTGGAAGCCTTGAACCTGCTTCGGCTGCAAACGTAATTGGATACGGATAATATCCAGTTTTGACTTGATCAATGGGTCTGGATAAGATAAAACTATACGAGGTATCAATGTCAGGTGTGGGACTGACAAAGGTTATAGTATCGGTTGCAACTGTAATGGGTGCATCATAATCGCGTAGGTTCGAGTTCGAATTGGTTGCTCGAATTGTGGAATTGGTAGTGCCTGCCACTGTGGGTGTACCTACAAGGTTTCCACGAGATGTCAGACTATCAAACACGATCGTGACTCCGGGTGGCAAGCTCGTGGAGGAAATATCCGTTATGGGTACATTGCTGGTGAAATACGTGGCTGCACGAAAGAAGTTTTGTCCAGCTACTAGTGGAACACCCGTATACAAGGGTTGGATCGTCGACACGTCGAACAAGACTGTTTCTGAAAATGCAAACGTCAAGGATTGACTATTTGAAAGTAAGGGAGCTGGCACGGTTCGAAAGGCTTGAATGGAGTAGTTCGATCCGCTAGTACCTATGTTTGCATTCGCGAATGCATAGGCAGCATCCGAGGTGGGTGTGCCTTGAATGATCATTGTATACGAAAGATCTTCGGGTAGAAATGGAGACGTCACGGTGTTTCCTAGAATGTCTGTAGCGATAATTCCATCCGGAAGTACTGGAAAGGTATATCGAACGACATCTGAACCTATAGGAGGGAGTGTAGTCAATGTTCGTGATGTAATTGGAGTTCCAATGGACATTCCTGAAATAATAGGCGAACCCGTTAGATTCAGCTGAAGACGTTCATTGCTAATCACCATATTGAACTTCGTAGTGATCACTTTACTTCCCACTTCTTCAACTCCAATGATCTGATAGTTGGAGGTAGGAACTGTCACAGATGGAACTCCTGTAATGTCGTAGATGTTCGATGCATATTTCACAAACGACAATCCGGGAGGTAAGGTTGGAATCGAAGTGGGTGGTTTCAAGCTAAATGAAGGAGCCACAAGACGAACCGGTGGTATAGATTCATTCTTGAAGAAAGCAGGTTGATTACTAAGAGGGAACCCAGAACCATCTAGAAATCGCCCAGCATTGACTACAACTGTGTTGCTGGAGGTCAACGTAGACCCGCTAAGAGTGAGTAGAAAGGTTTCAGTCCTTCCTGCTGTCAAGTTCGTAGACAAATCTGTAATCGCAAAGGTGTAACTCGTATTCCCATTTTTGGTGAAATAGATCGGTGAAGGGTTCAACCCAAATCCAGACGAGTTTGACACGGTTTGCAATGTAAACAAACTTGAATTTGGATTGGAAATCGTATACGAAAACCCTTCGTACGCATACACGTTAATCACGTTGTTTGAGAACGGGAGTACCGTAGTCATTACTTATTCTTGGGAAGTAAAGCTTTAACCGACTTCCGCTGGGGTTTTGGTACTTCCACAGTCTCGGGTGGAACAACTTTAAGCTCTTCAAACTTCTTCTGTGCCTCTTCAACGGGCAGGTCACGGTAGACCATATCGAGTTTCAATTTCAAAAGGTTGAAGCTGCCGTCCATACTCTTCACTACGAACATTTCGCACCGCAGAATACCATACTTGCGGTTCAAAGGGAATGCGTTTCTCTTCTTGGACTTCGGTTTGATGAGTGTGATATTGAACATATAAGAAGTACGCAAAGCCCGATAAGACCAAGCCCAACAACACAAGATTAAACGTCCATGAAGTTGCTTGTGCAAGTTCATCACGTCGTTGAAGAAGACTGTTTTCAATCCGTCCCATGTCCAGGATGAGATGGTTCATTGCTGTACTGCGCGTCTAGAAACTCCAAGGTTTTCCGAACCCACGGGTCGGTGACACAGGGACAAATGCGAATACGAGTTGGATACACATAGACTTGGCGAAGAATGGTATGAATTTCACGGCGTGACTTTGAACGGAGACAGATGTCCAACACGGTCTCCGAATACCCCAACAAGTCCATTACGCACTAGACTGTAAACTCTGTGTATACGGGTTCTTCTTGAACGCATCCAAGATGCCTGGGTTGTTGCGTTGAACATTGATGTCTT